AAGCAAGTGATTGGATTTCTATTCTATAAGTTTTCATAGTTTCCTTTATTGTTTGATTTGTTTTTTATATTAAACATAGGATAATATTACAATATCCCACACTATAAACAAGCATATATTTAAAGATTTATTCAATTAAATAAGGTATAAAAACCCCTATAAATAAGGCATCAACTACGGCGAAAAATGGTCCAAAATGAGGCACAGTTATGGAAGTATTTAAAGAATAAAACCCCCCAAATAATTTGGGTTAAGGTTGAGAATACAAGCCATTTAGGAACACCAGATTTACTCGGATATAATAAAAACAAACACTTTTTTACATTAGAGTTGAAGGTTACTAAAAGTAACAGATTGACCTTCTCACCTCATCAAATCGCCTTCCATATCAAGCACCCTCAAAATACTTTTATCCTTGCAATGCAACTTGTTGATCAAAGCCTTAAACTTTACGAGGGCAATCAAATCGAGTTGCTCGCCACTCGTGGCTTGAAACTAGATGCGAGGTGCGAAGGTCTAGCGAATTGTATTGGTAGATTAGAAAAGCTGTAGCCAGTTTAGAATTGTTATAAGGTAATTATATATTACCATTGATAATCTTTAGTTATCGTTAGTAATAATTACTAGATAAATATGCTAGTTGCTCGCCACTCGCAACGAGATGCAACTCCTGGTAGAATTCCATAGAGGTACCACAACCGTTTGCTTTTTTGCATTTTATTATAATTATTAATTTATATATAAAAAAAAGTACCTCGAACTGTTGTCATTAATGCTTGATCTGGATTGTCATAGCTTGTAAAAACCAAATGGGTTACAAAAACACCTTAAAAAAATTTTGCAAAAAAAATATATGGAAATAGACTTAGAGAAGATTAAGAAGCTGCCACCTGACATCAAGAAGGACTACATGAAGATGTACTTAAAGCTTGATGAAAAGAAGAAGATACTGAAAATAAGAGAGGATTTTTTATCTTTTACCAAACACATCTGGCCAGATTTCATTGAAGGCGATCACCACAAAATTATTGCAAAAAAATTTAATCAAATAGCAGAAGGCAAAATCAAACGACTTATTGTCAATATGCCACCCAGACATACAAAGTCTGAGTTCGCTAGCTCCTTGCTGCCCGCTTGGATGATTGGTCGTAGACCCAAACTTAAGATAATCCAGACAACCCACACCGGTGAACTAGCAATCAGATTCGGGCGTAAAGCTAAAACACTAATGGATAGTCCTGAGTACAAAGAAGTTTTCGAGACAAGATTAAGAGAAGACTCGCAAGCTGCAGGACGTTGGGAGACAGCACAAGGTGGTGAGTATTTTGCATCTGGTGTTGGTGGAGCAATAACAGGTCGTGGTGCAGATTTACTTGTAATAGATGATCCACACTCAGAGCAAGACGCAATGAACCTAACAGCTCTTGAACGGGCTTATGAATGGTATACATCAGGACCTCGTCAAAGGTTACAACCCGGTGGAGCAATAGTTGTAGTAATGACTAGATGGAATACTAAAGACTTGACTGGTCAGTTATTAAAACACCAAAAAGAATTAAAATCAGATCAATGGGAACTAGTTGAGTTTCCAGCTATCATGCCTACAGGTAAACCCGTTTGGCCAGGTTATTGGAAACTTGAAGAACTAGAAGCGGTTAAGGCATCGCTATCAATTCCTAAATGGAACGCACAGTGGATGCAAAACCCAACGTCTGAGGAAGGTGCTATCATTAAACGTGAGTGGTGGAAAGTTTGGGAGAAAGATGACATGCCACAACTAGAGCATATCATACAATCTTATGACACAGCATTTATGAAAAAGGAAACAGCCGATTACTCGGCTATCACAACGTGGGGCGTGTTTCGAGAGAATGAGGACAGTCCATCTAATTTAATATTACTAGATTCACTAAAAGGTAGATACGAGTTTCCAGAACTTCGTCGTGTTGCTAAAGAGCAATATGATTACTGGCAGCCAGAGACTGTGTTGGTTGAGGCAAAAGCTAGTGGCCTACCACTGACGTATGAACTTAGAGCTATGGGAATACCCGTTGTCAACTACACACCATCGAGAGGTAATGATAAACACACTAGAGTTAATTCTGTTGCACCTTTGTTTGAAAGTGGTATGATATGGGCACCGGAGCGAAAGTTTGCGGAAGAGGTCATTGAGGAGTGCGCAGCGTTCCCTTATGGCGATCATGATGACTTAGTCGATAGTATGACTCAAGCTGTTATGCGATTTAGACAGGGAGGATTAATACCTCACCCAGAAGATTATAAAGACGAGAAGATTTTTAAAACAACAAAGAAGTATTACTAATGGCTGAACTAACCTCTGATCAAAAAAAACCTAAAACTATTATTCAAGACAAAATATTAGAAAAAATTAAACCTATTATTCCAAAAACAAAAGAAGAGATAAAAAAAGCTAAAGAAACAGAAATGTTTGCAATGGTTGAAGAGTTTAAAAAATTAAAAGAAGAAAGCCCCATGTTTAGGAGTATGTCTTTTAGAGATTTTAGAGAACTAAAAATAAAAGAAAAAAATTTACTTAAAAACAAACTTGTAAAATTAGATTTAAAATACCCTGAAAAAGAAATAATTGATAAAAATGGAATGGTTAATAAAGAAAATGCTAAAGAAGCAATAGATGCGGCTGTAGTAGATTTAGAAATAGAACCTATAGATGGTTTAAAATTACAAAGATCAATAGACACTGAAGGTGAACAATCAATAACAAGTGGTGAATATACAATAGGTAATTTTAATTTTAGTAGCCCTAATTTAGAAGAAGGTAAATTAACAACTGATGCATCTTACAATCTTGGAGATTTAAATTTAACAGCAGCAGCTAACACTAACGATAGTGAGTTATTAAACAGCGAACTTGGTTTTAACTATAACAATGAGTTAAAAGGTTCTGTATTTAATGAAGATGACTATAGAGAAACAAATATAGAATTAGATAAAACATTTAAGCTAGCAGACAACATTAATGCAAATCTTACAGGTAGTGCCGGTACTCAAACTTTTGACGGAGAAACATACAAAAGTTCTGATCTAAAACCTAAACTTAGTTACAATAATGGAATACTAAGTGCCGACATTTCTAAAGAAATTTTAGAAGGAGGTAGTATACCTAATTTAAACTTAGCTCTTGAAAAAAATGGTTTTTATGCAAGAGGTGACAATTTATTATCTGAAGATAGAGGTGGTACACTAGGTTATGAAAAAACACTTGGTGATAAAGAAGGTGATATTTTTTTTACTGCTGGTGGTGAAATAGAACCATTTAGTGGAGATAAAACATTTGGTATTGGAGCTAAATATGTATTTAATAAAGGTGGCAGAGTTAAAAAAGCATCTGGTGGCAGGGTACGAATGGCGAGCGGCGGGATAGCTAAGATTTTAGGATTATAATGACATTAGGAAAAAAATCAGGACCACCACCAAAAAGAGGACCTAACCCACAGGGCTTGAATATTAAGAATAATACTGTTAAGACAGTGAAACTGGAAAAAATAAATGGCAACAGACAAAGTATTACCCAACGAGATAAGAAAAGAAGTTAACATTCCTAGCGAGGAAGAGTTACAAGTAGAGTTTGAACAAGAGACAGGACTGCCTGATAGTAAGGGTCCAGTTGAAGTTCAAGAGAATGAAGACGGTAGTGTTGACATAAACTTTGATCCCTCAAAGGTTAATGTAGAAGGTGGTGAGAACCATTTCTCGAATCTCGCTGAATATTTACCAGACGATGTATTAAATTCATTAGGTGCAGAACTATCTGACAATTACATGGATTACAAAGCATCTAGAAAAGATTGGGAAAGAACTTACACACAAGGACTAGAACTTCTAGGTTTTAATTACGACGATAGAACAGAACCTTTTAAAGGTGCCTCAGGTGCAACTCACCCAGTATTAGCAGAAGCTGTAACTCAGTTTCAAGCACAAGCATACAAAGAATTATTACCAGCAGATGGCCCTGTTAGAACTCAACTTATTGGAATACCTACTCCTGAAAAAGAAGCTCAATCTGTAAGAGTTAAAGAATTTATGAATTATCAATTAATGTCACAAATGCCAGAGTACGAGGCAGAGTTTGACCAGATGTTATTTTATTTACCATTAGCAGGATCTGCATTTAAAAAAGTTTACTACGATGAGATTATGCAAAGAGCCGTATCTAAATTTGTACCGGCTGATGACATTGTTGTACCGTATACTGCAACATCATTAGATGATTGTGAATCTATAATTCACAAAGTGCGTATGACAGAAAACGATTTAAGAAAACAACAAGTAGGTGGATTCTATAAAGACATAGAAATTGATCCATCGTACATGGAAGAAACAGCTTCAGAAAAAGTACAAAGAGAATTAGAAGGAACAAGTAGAGGTAAAGATCAAAAAATGTTTACTTTGTTAGAGTGCCACGTTAGTTTAGATCTAGAAGGCTTTCAAGATTTAGGTGAAGATGAAACACCAACAGGAATTAAACTTCCTTACATTGTAACTTTAGAAGAAGGTACAAGAAAAATATTATCAATTAGAAGAAACTTTGCAGCAGAAGATATCATGAAAACTAAAATTAATTATTTTATTCATTTTAAATTTTTACCTGGTTTAGGTTTTTACGGTTTTGGTTTAACTCACATGATAGGTGGCTTATCGAGAACAGCAACAGCAGCACTAAGACAATTGCTCGACGCTGGTACCTTGTCTAATTTACCCGCAGGATTTAAGATGCGTGGTATTAAGATGAGAGACGAGGCACAATCTATTCAACCAGGTGAATTCCGAGACGTAGATGCTCCAGGCGGAAATCTAAAAGATGCCTTCATGACACTACCGTTTAAAGAGCCGTCACAGACTTTATTACAACTTATGGGTGTCGTGGTACAAGCAGGGCAACGATTCGCTTCGATTGCCGATATGCAAGTAGGAGACGGGAATCAACAAGCAGCAGTGGGCACGACAGTAGCTATGTTGGAAAGAGGATCTAGAGTTATGTCAGCCATACACAAAAGATTGTATGCTGCTATGAAAAAAGAATTTACTATTCTTGCTAGAGTATTTAAAACTTATTTACCACCAGAGTATCCATACGATGTTATTGGTGGACAGAAACAAATTAAACAAATGGACTTTGATGACAAGATAGATATTTTACCAGTTTCAGATCCTAATATATTTTCTCAAACACAAAGAATATCACTTGCACAAACAGAAATGCAACTAGCAGCAGCTAATCCACAAATACACAATCAGTATGCAGTATACAGAAACATGTATGAGGCCTTAGGTGTAAAAAACATTGATGCAATTTTAATTAAACCACAACAACCAACACCATTAGATCCAGCGTTAGAACATATTGCAGCAATGGGTTCAAAACCATTCCAAGCTTTTCCAGGTCAAGACCACAGAGCACACATGACAGCTCATTTAAATTTTCTTGCAACTAATTTAGCTAGAAATGCACCCATGGTTAGTGCTGCTGTACAAAAAAACTGTATGGAACACATAAGTTTAATGGGTCAAGAGCAAATTGAATTAGAATTTAGAGGAGAATTACAAGAACTGGCAAAAATGCAACAGATGGCGCAACAGAATCCACAAATTCAACAACAAATGGTGCCGTTACAACAAAAAATTGAAGCTAGAAAAGCTATTTTAATTGCTGACATGACTGAAGACTATATGAAGGAAGAAAAAGCAATTACTGGAGACTTTGGTAACGACCCTATTGCACAATTAAGAGCAAGAGAGTTAGATATTAGAGCTCAAGACAACGAACAGAAGAAAAAAGATGCTGAAGATAGATTAAATCTAGATAAAATGAAATCTATGATGAATCAAAGCGTACAATCAGAAAAACTAGATCAAACTGAAGAGTTAGCAGAACTTAGAGCTGATACTTCTATTGAAAAACAAGAAATGGCTAATGAAGCCAGAGAAAAATTAGCAATGATAAAAAGTATGGGGAATTAATTACATGATTGATAAAAAAGAAAAGAAAACTTTAACAAAACATAAAATACACCATACGACAAAACATATGGCGCAAATGAAAAAAGATATGAAAAAAGGTGTGAACTTTAAAAAATCACACATTAAAGCTATGAAAAAGGTGGGTGCATAATGTGGTTTAGTGCAATTAAATTAGCAGTTTCAGCTGGAAGTAAAATTTACGCTAATAAACAGAAAACTAAAATGGCAATGTCAGATGCACAGCTTATGCATGCATCTCGTATGGCTGAAGGTAAAGAAGCTTACCAAGGAAAACTACTTGAAGCCCGTCAATCAGATTGGAAGGACGAGGCAGTTTTAATAATTTTAAGTTTGCCAATAGCAATCCTGGCCTGGGCAGTCGTAAGTGACGATCCAACAGCAATGGACAAAGTAAAGCTATTTTTTGATATGTTTTCAGAGCTACCTAAATGGTTTACTAATTTATGGATACTTGTTGTAGCATCTATTTATGGTATAAAGGGAACACAAATATTTAAAAACGGAGGAAAAAAATAATGCCAGGAAAAGAAATAAAAGGAAGAAGTAAAAGAGCAAGATACAGCAGTGGAAGTAAACCTGTAGGTAATCAAGCTAAGTTAGATGTGGCTCCACCAAAAGGAGTTTTAAATAAAGCTGATTTTAAAGCACTAGGTAAAGCTGGATCAAAAGCAAAAACTATGAGAACAACAGCTATGGCTGGCGGCATGATGAGAAAAAAAGTCATGGGCGGTGGTAGTATGATGAGAATGGAAAAATCTATGGGTGGCGGACTTTACGAAAACATTAAAAAGAAAAAAGATAGAATTGCAGCGGGTTCAGGTGAGAAGATGAGAAAAGTTGGAGCTAAAGGTGCACCTACTGCTCAAAATTTTAAAGACGCAGCAAAGACAGCTAAGAAAGCGTAATGTTAAAGTCTAGGGGCGTAAGTAGAATACTTCTTAAAAACGGTAGTTCTCCTGCGTGGACTAGAAGCGAAGGTAAATCAAAATCTGGTGGACTGAATGAAAAAGGACGTAAGTCTTATGAAGCAGCTAATCCAGGATCTGATTTAAAAGCACCTCAACCGGAAGGTGGAGCAAGAAAGAAATCATTTTGTGCTAGAATGCGTGGAATGAGAAAAAGACAAAAACCAAGCAACAATACAGGTGACGATAGATTATCTAAGTCACTAAGAAAGTGGAAATGTTAATATGACAAAAAAAGCAAAACTACAAAAAGTAATTAAAGGCTTAAACAAAGCTTCTAAATTACATGCAGGCCAAGCTAAAGTATTAAAAGGCATGGTAAAAAAAGACAAGACAAAGAAAGCCTAAATATGATGGACCCATTAGTAGTCGTATCTAAAATGCAAAAAATGATGCGAGATAGCTTACAAAGAGTCGGCGATGCCATGATAAGTGGTGGTGTTGACAATATGGAAAAATACCAGTATATGTTAGGGCAAGCAAGAACATATCAATATCTATTACAGGAAATCTCTAACCTGCTAGAAGAAAAGGAGCAAAAAAATGAGCACGGAAAAGTTGTCGACATCAATGAAGGAAGTTCCAAAACATAGGAACGCACTTTCAGAAAAGTATAAAGAAGAATCTAAAGGTGAACGAGAACCTTTAAATCCAGAAAATATCAAAGACGTAAAAGATCAATTACCGGAACCCTCTGGTTATAGACTTTTAGTTTTACCTTTCACACCGAAAGAAAAAACTAAGGGTGGAATAATTATGGCTCAAGAGTCTTTGGAAAAATTAAGGATAGCTACAAATTGTGGTTATGTTTTAAAAGTTGGACCATTAGCATATTATGACAAAGAAAAATTTCCTACAGGACCTTGGTGTAAAAAAGGTGAGTGGGTTGTCTTTGCAAGATACGCTGGATCACGATTACCAATAACTGGCGGAGAAGTCCGTCTTTTAAATGACGATGAAGTTTTAGGAACTATAAAAGATCCTGAAGCTGTGTTGCATAACATATAAACATAGAAGGAGTAAAACTATGCCAGAAACTGAAAAACAAGATCTAGTTGACATTGATACATCGGGACCCGGTGCTGATGTTCAATTAGAAGAAGAAACGGTAACGGAAGCACCAGCAGAAGAAGTTGTTGAAGAAGTTGTTGAACAACCTAAAGCACCTGCAGAAGACAAATCTTTTGAGAATGAAAGAGAAGTTAAACTGGAGAAAAAAGCTGAGGAACCAAAAGAAGAACTCGAAGTATATAGCGAAGGAGTTCAAAAAAGAATTTCTAAACTTACTAAGAAATGGAGAGAAGCAGAAAGACAAAGAGAAGCTGCTTTAGAATTTGCAAAAGGAGGCCAAGTTGAATTAGAACAATTAAAAGCAAAAGTTTCTAAACTTGAACCTGGTTATGTAAATGCTCTAGAAGGTAAGATAAAAACTGGTTTAGAAGCGGCTAAGGCACAACTATTGAGAGCAAGAGAAGCTGGAGATATTGATGCTGAAGTTAATGCGCAAAAAGAAATTGGTAGAATTGGTATTGAAGAATCTAAAGTTAATACTTTAAAAAATAGATATCAACAACAAGCAGCGCAAGCGCCTGCTGCACCTAGAACATTAGATCAAGCTGTTCAAGCACCTCCTGCAGATCCAAAAGCAGAGGCCTGGGCAGACAATAATGATTGGTTTGGTAAGGATAATGCAATGACTTATACTGCATTTGATCTACATGATAAGCTAACCAAGAACGAAGGTTTTGATCCACATTCAGACGATTATTATAAAGAAATAGATAGACGAATGCGTCTTGACTTTCCGCATAAGTTTGATAAACAAGTGGTATCGGAAGGAACGACCAAACCGACACAAACAGTAGCGTCAGCAACGCGAAGTGTCAAACCTGGTCGCCAAACTGTGAGACTCACATCATCACAGGTAGCAATTGCTAAAAAATTAGGTGTGCCATTAGAAGAGTATGCGAAACAATTAAAAATC